CAGGGCATGCGGCCGCGCCCGGAGACGCGCGAGGAGGCCATCGAACGACTGCGAGCGCGCTATGAGGCCGAACAGAGCCAGTTGACGTTTTCGGGATTCACCGCCCCCGCCGCCGGGCCGGGGCGCGCGAACGTGAGGAGGAATAGATGAGCACGCGAGACGAAAAGCAACAGGCAATTGACGCCCTGGCGGTCGCACTCGCGCGGTACGACAAGCATCACGACATGGCGTGGTTGCAAGCGCTCTGGTCCAACGTGCTCGCCGCCATCGCCCCGCCCGCGCCCGCCGTCGCGATCACCGACGCGATGGTTGAGGCGGGCACGGAGACGTTGAACCGCCTGGAGTTTGCCTGCGGCGGCATGGTCCTCCCGCAGTCCGAAGCAGAGCAGCGAGAAGCTGTGAAGTGGATTTACCGCTCCATGCTCGCCGCCGCGCAGGCCCAGCCGGGCGGGGAGGCGGGCGAATGAGCGCCGAACTGCCGCAGTCAATCACAACCGCGCTCGAAGCCTATCGCCAAGCGGTGCATCACAAGGCCATCGGACTGATGAGCAGCGAAACCATGGCCGGACGACAACGCCGTCAATGCCGGGAGTCGGAGGCCCAGGAGGCGTTGGCGCAGGCGATTGCCGCTGAACTCGCCGCCCGGTCGCGCGGCGCGGAGAGCGAGGCGACGGATGGCGAGTGAGAATGACTTCGGCCTGCCTGACACGATCCATGTCGCGATCCACCATGAGGGGCCGTTCGCCTTTCACAACCTCTCGTGTTGGCTCTGCAACGAGCGGCCCGCCGTCTATTCGATGCACCCGCAATGGTGTTTTCTGCCGTGCCGCGAATGCCAGAAGCGCGTTCAAAGCCCGGTCTGGACGCCGGAGCGCCGGCGCATCAAACGCGCTTTCAATCATCTTGGCGATGATCCGTTGGCCGCGTTCGGTCTGGCGTGGGCGCTGTTCTTCGTCGGGATGATCACCGGAGCGGCCCGATGACCGCGCCCGCCCGCCCGCGCGCCGCCGTGGAGTACGCCAACCGCGCCGCCGAAGCGCAGATGGAGCAGACGATCCGCGACCTCGTTGAACTGCGCGGCGGACATGTGTTCCATCTGCGGGACGCCCGCAACGCGCCGGAGATGGAAGGCTTCCCCGATTTGGTCATCATCTGCCCGCCCGTGTTGGCCTTGGTCGAATTGAAATCGGCCAAACGCAAGATCGAACCGAAGCAGGCCATCGTCAACGCCATGCTGGGCGAGTGCACGCGGCTGGTCACTGGCATCTATCGTCCCTGGGACTTGGATGACTTGTTGGAGGAATTGGCATGAGAACACCTGACGTCTTGGTGAATCTGGACGATGCGCGCATCCTGATTGAGCGCGCGCTGTCGGGAATGAAAGGCGGATTCCTGCCGCCGCGCCCGGAAATGTTCGCCGCCATCGAGCGCGTGCTGCCCGCCATTCAAGCAGCCATCGTCGAGACGCGGAACCAGATCGGGCGGGAATACGAGATCGTGCGCGTCCTCGACGCGCACAAGCCATGACCGACCCGGAACGCCGGGGCTGCATCGTCGTGATGATCGAAGGGATTGAGGAATGAGACCAATGACCATTCTTCGCAAAGCGTTGTTGCTGCCGTTTGCGTGCCGCTGGAACGGATGGGTTCGCCACTACACGGCGGAAGGCGAGCGGTTGTGGTGGCTGATGCGTGGCGGCGAGCGCGGATTCCGCCGCCGCTTCTGCCGCGATTATGGCGTCTGCCTGGACGACGTGCAGCCATGACCGACCCAGCCGCGCCCGTGCGATTGACGATCAGCCGGGCGGATGCGGAGCAAATTCGCGAATCGCTTGAATCCGATGGGCCGTGGTTGGGTGGGAAGTGCGACGAACTGGCCGACGCCCTGGACGCCGCCCTCGCCGCCGCGCCGCCCGGACCACCGAGGCCATTGTGATCGAACGTGTCGTGATTTCGTTGGCTTGGACGCCGCCGCCGAAACTGAGCCCCAACGCCGGCGCGCATTGGGCCACGAAGAACAAGCTCCGCAAAGAGGGGCGCGACGCCGCGATCAATGCCGCTCGCCAATGGCGCAATGATCGCGGGCTTTTCGGAACCGATCCCGTCGTCACTGCCAAGGCACGCATTTTCGTCACGATTCGCTGGGGCAAGGGGCGGCGCTTCATGGATGCCGACAATGCCGTGGCGTGCCTCAAAGGCCCGGTGGATGGCCTGACGCAAGCGGGAATCATTCCCGACGATTCCCCCGCCTATCTCGTCTGGGAGCCTGTCGAGCAGAAACGCGATCCAACCGGACGCGGCGAGACCGTGATCGTGATCGAGGAGATGCCATGAGCGAGCGTGTGGTCGAACTGACGGACGAGATGTTGAACGCGGGCGCGGCGGCCCTCGACCATTTCGACGGCCCGATTCCCGCCGACCATCACGAACGGTGGGGCGTCGTCAGCCTGATCCTCGTCGCCGCGCTGCGGGAAGCGCCCTACCCGGCGTCGCGGCCGGAAGCGCCCGCCGAGGGGCCGGAGCGGGCGGCGACGGGGGAGATGGTGGCGTTGCTCGTCGCCGCCGTTACGGATGTTGCGGAAGCGCTTGCGGCTGAGTGTGGCGACGATGAGAAAGGCGAATCGGCGGTTCGTTGGTGTTTTGAGCATTCCGGTTCCCGTCGTGCCGAAATGCTGAATGCATATCTCGCGGCCCTGCGCGCGGCGGGGAGGGCGAATCATGAGCCGAGGGCCGGAACTGCTCTTCGTGTTCGCCGCCGCATGCTTCATCCTCCTGACGATCCTCAACGTCTGGCACGATCTGCACGTCTGGGGATGGCTCGGCTGATGGCGGCTCCGCTGCGCTGCCCGGAGTGCGGCAAGGTGCTGGCGACCAGGCGGCGCAACGGCACGATGCGGCCGGAAACGACGATCCTTGTGGAGGCGGGCGCGGTGGTGCTGATCTGCCCGGATTGCGGACGGCGCTTCACCGTCGTCAACGTCTCGCCGGTGCTTGTCCCAATCTGATACCATCGACATAACGGAATAGTCTGGATGCTGCTTGAGAGCGCCGAGGAACGCGGGAGACCGCGACCCCGGCGCTTTTTCGTTTTGGTGGATTGATGAGCCGAACGCCCATCACGGATGAACAAATCGAAACCATCAAAGCGACTTACGCGGCCACGGGCGAGTATGCGGCGGCGGCGCGGGCGGCTGGCTGCGCCGAAAGCACCGCACGGAAATACGCGGGCAGCCGCGATGAATTCGAGGCAATTCGCGGCGAAAAAAGACCCGACCTGATCGCCGCCGTGACCGAGCGGGTGAAGCAAGTTCAACTCGCCTTGCTCGATTCCATGATGGACGCCGACGCGCTCAAAAAGGCGACGCTGCAAGAGAAGGCGACCGCGTTCGGCATCGCCACGGACAAGATGCTCCTGATGACGGGACAGGCGACGGCACGGGTGGAAACTGGCTCGATCGATCTTTCTCGTTTAACGCCCAAAGAGCGTGAAGCCCTCGCCGATCTTCGCGAAAAGGTAATGAACGACGGAGCGGCGCGATGAACCGGCGTCAGGCGTTGAAGCTTGCGGTCGGTCTGCCAGCGGCCGGACGAGCATTGATGCAGACCGATCCGCTCTTTGCCGCATCGACGCCAACCAATGACGAAATCCGGGCATCAGCCGCGCGTGACAGCCTGCAATCGTTCACGCGCCGCCTTTTTCCGCAGTACCAGAGCGCGGAACATATTGATGTCTTGTGCGCGGCGCTGGAAGAGGCGATCAACGTTCCTGATTCCCGGCTTATTGTGACGATGCCGCCTCGTCATTCCAAGAGCGTTCACGTCTCGGAAAATCTTCCAGCGTATTTTCTCGGCAACCATCCCGATAAACGGGTGATCGCGGCGTCTCATACAGCGTCATTGGCGCTGACCTTTAGTCGGCGTGTGCGGCAAAAAGTCTCGAATGAGCGGTGGCCATTCCCGGGTGTCGCGATCGCTGACGATAAAGGCGCGGTTTCCGCGTGGGACATCGCCGGCACGCGCGGCGGCTATCTCGCGGTCGGAGTCGGGGGCACGCCAGTAGGCCAGGGGGCTGACCTCATGGTCATTGACGACCCGATTCGCAATGCCGCCGATGCATCCTCGCCAGCAGTTCGGGAATCGCTTTGGAACTGGTACAAGGAAGACATGCGGACCCGTTTGGAGCCGGGCGGGTCCATCGTGGTCACCGCAACCCGTTGGCATCATGACGACTTGACCGGGCGCTTGCTTGCTGAAATGGAGCGCGGCGGCGAGCGGTGGACGCATATCCACATGCCAGCCATCAACGACGCAGGCGAACCGCTCTGGCCGGAACGCTGGCCGTTGAAGGCGCTCCTGAACACGAAAGCGGCGGTCGGTAGTCGCGCGTGGGAAAGTCAGTACCAAGGCCGCCCGGTTCCGGCCGAGGGCGGCACCTTCAAGCGCCCCTGGTGGCGGCGCTATCGGACGCTGCCGCCGTCGCTCAAGCGGCTCGAGCTCGACGTCGACTCCGCCTTCAAGGACGGCGTCGCCAACGACTTCAGCGCCTTCGCGCTCTGGGGGCTCGACCACGCCGACAAGAGCTATCTGATCCGCGTCTGGCGTGAGCAAGTCCAGTTCCCCGACCTCATCAAGCTGGGCCACGTCGCGCACGCCTGGGCGCGCTCGCGCTTCCCTGGCTTGGCGATTCCGCTCGTCGTCGAAGACAAGGCATCGGGCCAGTCGGCGATCCAGGTCTGGAGCCGACCCTATCACAGCGAACTGGGCGTTTTTCCGGCGCTGCCGGTCGTCGCCTTCCCGCTGCCGCCCGGGCAGTCAAAGGAGGCGCGGGCGGAGGGCGTCACGCCCTGGATCGAGGGCGGCTTGGCCGCGCTGCCGACCGACGACTGTGCTGATCCCCGCGTCGGCGACGTCGGCTGGCTCGACGCCTGGCTGGCCGAGCACGACAGGCATCCGTCGGGCGAGCACGACGACATGGTCGACACGACGGCGATGGCCTTGACGCGCTTCTACGGCGCTGAGACGGGCAGCCAGAGCGGGGGCGGCAGCCGCAGCTACCTGACCGACCCGGACAGCGAGGATGAGGACGAGGAATCGCGAGAGGGGCGCTGGTAGATGACCGTCGAGTCGATCCACGATCAGATCAAGCGCGAGCGCGAGGCGGCCCTGCCCGATCCCAAGCAGGTGCGGACCTATCGCGACTACGCCGAGGGACGGCAGCGCGTCACGATCGGCCCCGAGCAAAAGCGCATCCTTGGCCGCGCCTACTGCGACGACGCGGCCGACAACGTCTGCGATCTCGTGCTGGCGACGGCGGCGGCGCGGCTCGAGCTGACCGGCTGGGCCGTGGACGACGAGGCGACCCAAGCCTTTCTCGACGAGCTCTACATCAAGAACCAGGTCGCCGACTTCTCCTACGACGGCCACTACCGCGCCATTCGCGACGGCAACCATTGCGTCGGGCTGCGCTGGACGCCGGACGACGCGGCGAAGCGGCCGCAGGCCTTTGGCGGCGAGGATGAGGCGCGGCCGACCGGCGGGCGCGTCACGCTCCATCACGAGCCCTGGTGGGACGGCGAGTGCGGCATGTTCGTCGCCTTCGACAGCTCCAACCAGCCGATCTACGCCGTCAAGGACTTCAAGCAGGTAATGGGCGATCCGCCCCGCGAGCGGATGCGGCGCACCGTCTACTTCGCGGACCACTTCGAGCGGTACATCAAAGCGGGCGACGGCTGGCAGCCCTTTCCCTTGCCGACCGATCCCGACGGCGAGCGGCCCGGCTTCGTGCCGTGGACGCGGCGCGACGGCCAGCCGCTTGGTATCCCCGTCGTCCTGCTGCCCAACAACCGCTTCGGCCGGGCGCCCTACGGCGCGAGCGACCTTGCCGGCGGCTTGATCGGCCTGCAGGACGAGATCAACGACATCCAGCGCGACATCATCGCCGCCGCCCGCCTGACCGCCTACCAGATGGTGAGCGCGACCGGGATCGACGGCAGCGCGGCGACGAAGATGCGCGTCGGCCCGGGCGAGCTGATCTGGGCCGAGAACACGGCCGCGCGGATCGGCCCGATTCCCGCCGGCGACATGGGCCAGCTCCTGGCGACGCACCAGATGAAGCTGGCGAGCTTCGCCCGGCTCACCCGCACGCCGCTCCACCTCATCACCGGCGGCGACTGGCCGAGCGGCGCGGCGCTGCTGCGGGCGGAGTCGCCCCTCGTCTCCAAGGTGACGCAGATGGCGAAGGCGATCGGACCGGCCTGGGCGACGATCGCGCACCGGGCGACCGAGATCGCCAACGCCTTCGGCGGCCTCGCCCTCAACGAGGAGGCGCTCATCACGGCGCAGTTCGCGCCGCCCGAGAAGCTCGACGAGGGCAGCTTCGCGGAGATCCAGCTCAACCGCGTCAACACGATGCTGAAGGTGGCGATGATCGAAGACCCGGTGCTGCTCAAGGCGACCGGCATCCTCACCGACGATCAGATCAAGGAGTTGACCAAGCAGCGGGACAAGCGGCGGCAACAGGAGCTGGCGACGGCGAGCATCGGCGGCAGCGGGCCAGACGATGCGAACGGCAACCCGATCAACGGGTAGGAAAGGATCACGGACGGATGAGCGACACCACCTTTCACGGCTGGACGGTCGAGACGGATGACGAGCGGAACGTGGTGACGATGACGAAGCCGTCGGATCACCCGAGCGCGAAGAACGGGCGGCTGCTCGTGCGGGTCACGGGCGGCAAGGACACGCCGCCGGAGATCACGCGGGCGGTGGCCGAGCGCGACGCCCTCGCCGAGGATGTGCGCACGGCCAGCCCGGACGATCGGGCGACGTGGCAGGCGCGGCGCGACGACGCGCACCAAAAGGTCAAAGAGCTACGGGCCGCGAACCGGCCGAACGCGGAAAGCGAGGGCTAAGCGATGGCGACGGGAACGATCAAATGGTATGGGAACGCCTTTTTGGCGGCGTTCAACAAAGAGATCGACTTCAACAGCGACGACATCCGCATCGCGCACGCCAGTTCGTCCTACACGCCCGACCAGGACGCGCACGACTACTGGAACGACGTCGTCGCGAATGAAGTGACCGGGACCAACGTGCCCGCCAACGGCACCACGCTGGCGAGCTGCACCGTCACCTACACGGGCGCGACCAACACGGTCAAGCTCGACGCGGCGGATTACAGCATCGCCACGGCGACCGCGACGGGCATCGCCCACTCGATCATCTATGACCGCACGCCGAGCACCGACGCCACGCGGCCGCTGCTGGGCTTCGTGACGTGGGACACGGCGATGAGTCCAAGCGCCGGGCCGCTCAGCATCACCTTCGACAGCGCCGGGATTGCGACGATCACGGTGAGCTAGTCGATGAGCGCGCCCACGCTGCCCACGGTCGGCGGATCGGCCGGAACGTGGGGCACGACCCTCAACGCCGCGCTGACCGATCTCGGCACGCGCCGAATGCTCGGCGGCCTGAAGCTGATCGCGTCGAGCACGTCGCCTGCCTCGGTCACGGCGGCGGCGGATTCCGTCTGCGACGGCGCCGCCGACGACGTGGAGATTCAGGCGGCGATCTGGGCGCTGCGCGGCGCGACTCTGCCCAACAGCGGCTTGGGCGGCGGCATCGTGCTGCTCGACGCCGGGCTCTATGACATCACGCAGACGCTCTATATCCCGCAGCGCATCCACCTGATCGGCGTCGATCCCTCTGACCAGGGGATCGGCACGACCTTGCGGCTGGCCAACGGCGCCAACTGCGACGTGATCCGCACCGAGGGCACGGTCGGCTCCTCCTATTGGTGGCACTACGGCTCGCTCGAAAACCTCTTCGTCGACGGGAACAAGGCCAACAACACCTGGGGGACCGCCTTCAACATCGGCACGATGGGCGAGGTGAGCCGCATCCTCTCCTGCTACGCCTCCCGCGCCGCCGTGGACGGCTTCCACTTCGCGGGCGGGCGACCGTCGCGAGTGGAAGGCTGCTCCTCGTTTTTCAACGGCCGCCACGGCTTCAACATCGTCGCGGACCACAACTATCTCGTCTGCCCCTCCGGCGACGGCAACGGAAGCGGCGGCGCGGGCAGCTTCATTCGCGTGACCGGCGCGTCGAACGGCAACCTCGGCTCGGTCGCGATCTACCATCCAAAGATCGAAGCGCCGTCTGATGATACGGCGCACAAAGTCGCGATCCTGCTCGACAACGCCAAATGCGCCGTCACGCTCACCGGCGGCAACGCCAATCATTCCCCGGGCGCGGCGGGGGACGCGCTCGTGCGGCGGATCGGCGCGGGCATCAATCAAAAGTACGAAGTCTGGCTCTTCGGGCGGCCCACCGGCGGCACGATCACGGTCCAAGGCCAGAGCATCCCCTACAACGCCAGCGCCGCGACGTTTCAGACGGCGATGGACGCCGCCTACGGCGCGGGGGTGCTGACCGTGACCGGCGCAGGCGGCTCGTCGGGCTCCTGGGTGCTGGAGTACACGGGCGGCGGCAAGAACAACGCGCAACTGACCGGAGCCGACACGCCAAGCCTGAGTTATTCCCTCACCGGAGGGACCAACGCCCGCGCCTACCTGCGTCGGCTCGAATATGGCGGCGCGGCGATGAGTTCGTCCTACCCGGTCCCGCTGGTGCAGCAGTTCGTCGGCTTCAACTACACGCTCCAGTACGACGATCAACTCAACAGCGCCAACACCGTCAACAAAGGGACGGGAACGAATGTGCTGAACATCAGCCCGCCTTCGGACAACGGGTAGGGACTGGCGATGGCGATCGCGTTCGACAGCCGCACGCTTTTCAACGACGGCACGGCGCAAACCAGCCATAGCTTCAGCCATATCGTTCCATCATTGACCAATGGCGCGCTCGTGGTCGCCCTGACGCGTTCCGGCGGCGTCACGACAACCGGCGTCGTCTATGGCGGCGTCGCGTTGACCCAACTCGGTCAGCAGGACTACGACGGCACCCGCGTGCGCGCCGAACTCTGGCTGCTCGTTGCGCCGACCGCCGGAACCGCGACCCTGACGGTGACGAGCAGCGGTAATTCGCGGGTCGCCGTCGTGGCGGCGAACTACGCTGGGGTCGATCCGACGACCCCGGCTGGGACGGCGACAACGACGGTGGACGACACCGCGACCAATGCCGCGCCGTCGCTGAACGTGACGAGCGCGGCGGGCGAATTGGTCGTCGCCGTGCTCGGCCTCCACAACGCCACCAGCTCGGTCACGGCGGGAACGGGCGTGACCGACGAGGGCACGTCGCTCCAATCGGGCACCAGCGCGCATCAGGCGACATTGGCCGACGCGGCGGGCGCGACGACGACGATGTTGGCGTGGACGCTCTCCCCGGCGGCGCGCTTCGGCATCGTCGCCGTGCCGCTCAAGCCCGCCGCGACAGCGGTAAGCGCGGTCGGAACCGCGACCGCGGGCGCCGCCTCAGCCTCCGGCCAGGGCGCAAGCGGCGTTGCGGGCGTCGGCGCATCCAGCGCGGCGACGGCCGGAACCGCGACCGCCAGCGGGCGGACGGCCAGCGCCGTCGCGGGCATCGGGCAGGCGGCGACCGCCACGGCCGGAACGAGCAGCGCGGCCGGGATCGTCGCCGCCGCCAGCGCGGGCAGCGCCGCCAGCGCCGCAGTGAGCAGCGCGACGGCAACGGGCCAACCCACGAGCGGCTCGGCGGGCGCGACGGGCCTCGCCACGTTGCCGAGCGGCGGCTCAGTCTATGGCGAAGGCGTCTACGGCGAGGGGGTCTACGGCGGCGGCGTTGGAACGAGCGCGACGGCCTTCGGCAACGCGGCGACGGGATCGGCGGCGACCGGAACCGCTGGCGTGGCGACGGTGGGCGCGGCCTCGGCGAGCGGCCAGACGGCGACCGGCTTGGCTGGGGTTGGGGCGACGGCCACGACGACGGCCGGGACGGCCAGCGCGGCGGGAACCACGGCCACAGGCGTGGCGGGCATCGCGGCGGCGGCGACCGCGACCGTGGGAACGGCCTCGGCGAGCGGGCAGAGCGCCGCCGCCAGCGCCGGAATCAGCGCAACCGCCACGGCGGGATCGGCGTCGGCGGATGGGCAAGCCGCGACCGGGCTGGCGGGCCTCGCCGCCTCGGCAAGCGCCATCGCCGGAAGCGCGGCGGCGTCAGGACAGGCGGCGACCGCCAGCGCCGGAACGACCGCCACGGCGATCGTCGGCGCGGCCACGGCGACGGGACGAACCGCGCTCGGCCTCGCGGGCGGCGCGGCGGCGGGGATCGCCACCGCCGGAACCGCTGATGCCGCCGGGCACGCGGCCACGGCGGCAAGCGGAACCATCGCCAGCGCCGCCGCCGGGCAAGCGACCGCCGCCGGGCAATCCGTCACAGGTCTGGCCGGAACCGGCGTGACCGGCATGGCGACCACCGGAAGCGCATCCGCAACCGGACTCCAGGCGGTGATCGCGGCGGCGAACGCGGCCCTGGCGACGGCGTTCGCGGGCACAGCCTCGGCGAGCGGCCACGCGGCGACGATCGCGAGCGGCGCGCGCGCCTTCGCGGCGGTTGGAACCGCCGCGGCGTCCGGCGTCATGGTGATCGCCGTGGCGGTGCGCCCGGTGTCCGGCAAGCCCGGCTCGGCGACGTTGACGCTGCTCCAACCGACCGCAACCCTTCGTCTGATGCAGCCGAGCGCGACGCTCACGAAAGGATGACCGATGGAGATTTTTCGAGGGGATGACGTCGACATCGCGGTGAAGTGCCTGGAGCCGCCCGATCCGCCTGCGAACCCGCGCGGCAAGCCGATGAATCTCAGCGGCTGCACGCTCTGGTTCACCGTCAAGAGCGCCGATGACGATGCGCCGAACGACGATGCCGCGCTCGTCAAGCTCTTCTGGGTGGACGGGGGAGCCAGCAACGGCATTGAGGTGACCGACAAGCCGAATGGTCTCGTCATGTTGACCGTCCCGGGCAGCGCGGCGCTGCAAGAGAACACGACCTACCGTTGCGACGTGCAGGTGCTCACGGCGGTCGGGAAGAAGCGGACGCTCGTCGTCGACGAGTTGTCGATCAAACCCGATGTCACGAAACGGACGACCACGCCATGACGACGCTGCAAGCCGAGCGGCTGCTGATGCTGCTGGAGCGGATCGCGGTCGCCTTGGAGCGGACGGCGGCGCTCGACCCGATGGCCGCGCTTGCCGACGCGCTGCAGCAGCAACCGGAACCGGCGACGGACGCGGCGGAGGCGGAAGCATGGCGTTTTCGATGAACGACGACGAACGGCCGCCCGTCGCCGATCCCTATGTCTTCGTCTTGACAGGCGCTGATGGCGGCTTTGTGATGACAGAGGACGGGCGAGGGATCTGGCTGCCCACTGATGCGGCAGATTCAGATGGCGCTAAGCCGAAAGCTGCTGCGGATGTCTGACCAAGCGAAGCGCGATCTGCGCGACGCGACCTTTGCCGCCGAGACAGAGATCGACGCGCTCTTCGCCGCGTTCGGGCGCGATCTCTCGGCCTCTGTGCGCCGCCACGCCGAGGACGGCCAGGTGACGCCGGTCACGCGCCATCTCGTGCTGAGCGACTTGGAGCCGCTGCTTGACCGCATCTACGGCGTCCATCAGGGCCAGCCAAGCGCGCTCGGCGAGTTGATCGTGCGCGTCGCCGGCGAGCTGCGCGCGACGGTTGTGACGCGCACGATCGCAAGCATTCGGCGCAGCCTCAAGCATGAGCCGGACCTCTTGCGGGCGATGGGAGACCACGAGCCGTGAGCGTGGGGCGCATCCGCCAATTCATCGCCAACACGGCGCAGAACGTGAAGGACCTGTTCGCGCTCCATTTCTCGCCGGAAGCGAAGAGCGAACGGCTGCAACGAAGCTACGGCCTCGACGACACGAGAAGCTGGGTCGATCCGAACGGCTACCGCTTGTCGGACCGGATTTGGCAGCAGCGGCGCAAGGTCCGAGCGAAGATCGATCAGGAGTTGCGGCGCGCGATCGCCGAGGGCCAGGACGCCGCCACGCTCGCCACGGCGCTCGAGCAATACCTGACGCCGTCAGCGCGGCCGATCCTGGGCGTCGCCGGCGATCTGCTCTCCGGCGGCGGCAGTTATCCGGCGCGGCGGCTGGCGCGGACCGAGATCAGCCGCGCCCATGCCGCCGCGACGGAATGGGCGGCGGCGCGCAATCCCTTCGCGGTCGGAACGAAGTGGAACCTCTCGGCCGCGCACCCGGCGCCGGATGAATGCGACGTTCACGCCGGATCGGACAACGGCCTGGGGCCGGGCGTCTACCGGCCGGGCGACTTTCCGACGATGCCCGCGCATCCGAATTGTCTTTGCTATGCCAGCACTGAGGTCGAGAAAGACACCCGGGCGGTCATTGCTGCCTTGAGGGAGACGTACGGGCTTGACGATGAATGAGCTTGAGCCGCGCCGGCCGCCCAGCTCCGTTGAAGAGGCGGTCGCGACGCTCGCCGATGACGAGTATTTCGCTTGGTGCCGCCGCCAGGCCGAGCAGTTGTTCGCCAGCCTGATCGCGAGGCGGTTTCCGCATCTCGTGCCGCACGTCTCGCCCCAGTCGCGGCGCGAGCGAAGGCGCGTTGCATAGACCACGGCATCTGAAAAGGCGATGTATGTCAGGAGTTTACGGTATAATGATGAGAAGCCGGGCGATGCTTGCGACATCCCCGGCGCGACATTCGTACCTGCTTGGAGGTCGTAATGCCCCGGAAGTTTACTCCGAACTCGTTCAATATCTCGGGAAACGTCGCCGAAATATTCCTGACTAACAGCGACGGACAGTCCGTCGCGACCGCGCTTGTTGATGCCGAGGACCTAGACCGCGTCCTTGCCATCGGGCGATGGCATATTGGGCGTGTTCCAGGGCGCGACCTTGTCTATGCGATCTCCAATATCCCAGGAGCAAGGCTCCTGCATCGTGTTGTTCTCGATGCTCCTGCCGGCGTTCTCGTTGACCACCGCAACGGAAATGGACTCGATTGTCGAAAGGCAAACATTCGCGCATGCACGCACGCAGAGAACATGCGCAATCGCCCAAACGCGCAAAGCAATTCACGGAGCGGCGTGCGAAACGTTCGGTGGTCTGAGCGCGAACAGAAGTGGCGCGTGCGCGTGAAAGTCGATAAACGGACCGTCTCTTGCGGCTATTTTGATTCGATCGAAGATGCAGCGGCAGCCGCTGCCGAAGCCTGCAAACAATTGCATGGCGAGTTCGCAGCCTAAGCACTACATAACGCGGCGATCGTGATAATATAGGGCCACAACTAAGAGGCGTCTGAAAAGCCGCCGGGTTTGAAGCACAGCGTCCGCAAGGCCGCCGCTTCGCCCGGCGGCTTTTTCGTTGCCTCCAACCCTCACGCGACGCGAGCGGCAATCGCGGTTTCCTCGGAAAGGACCCGACGTGGGCGATCTTTGGCGGATTTGGCGATCTCAGTGCTTCGAGGCGGACAGCGGCGGCGGCGAAGGCGGCGGCGACAAGGGCGGCTCGACATCTGGCGACGCGAACCCTGGCGGCGACAAGGGGACGGACAAGAGCGGCGGCGACGGAAAGGGCGACTCCGGCGACAAGGGCTTCAAGGCGATCACCTCGCAGGAGGAGTTCGACGCGGCGCTCAAGGATCGGCTGGCCCGTCACGAAAAGGCCATCGCCAAGACGCTGACTGAGCAGATCAAGAAGCAGCTCAAGGACGAAGCCGACGCGGCGGAAGCGACCAAGCAAGGCGACTTCAAAAAGCTCTACGAAGCCGAATTGAAGAAGCGCGAGGACGCTGAGAAGGAGCGCGACGCCGAGCGGCTGATCGCCATGCGGAGCCGGATCGCGGCGAAGCACAAGCTCGCTCAGGAGCTGGCGGATCGGCTCTCGGGAACGACCGAGGAGGAGATCGAGGCGGACGCGAAGGCGCTCGCCAAGATCGTCGGCCCGCGCCAAGCCCCGGACACCGAGGCGGGCAGCGGCACGGGAACGAAGCCGGAGAAGCCGAGCGATCGGCCCAATCCGAAGCCGAAGCAGGACGAGAAGCCCGTCTACGACTTCAACGGGCAGAAGTTGGTTCCGTTCCCGCGCTAGCGCGGCGGGCGGACCGGGAGGCAACAAGCAATGGCCGCGGTCACCGTGGTGAAGGCCCGACCGGTTTCTCCGCCGGGCTACGAGGTCAACGACAAGGGGCAGGCGGCGGTCGACCTGACGGCGGGAACGCTCGTCAACATCACGACCGCCACGCCGGGCCTCGGCTACGAAAAGGTCTGGGACAAGGCGGCGGCCAATGCCGCGACCAACGCGCACGGCATCGTGCTCCAGGACTGCAAGGCTGGGGCGACGGCCGAGATCGGCATTCAGGGCGAGATGGACGGCTTCTCCGGCTTGACGCCGGGTTCTGAGCTCTATCCCTCCGCCACGGTCGCGGGCGGCATCGACACGACCGCGAACACGGCCGGCGCGCCCGCCTCGCGCATCTACGCGGTGACGGCCAGCCGAATCCGCTACAGCTTCGTGTAGGAAGGGGGTCCGACAATGGTCTTTGGCATCAACGACTCCACCTACATCGACCTGCCGAGCAACATCGACACGGCCTATCTGCGCGGCTTGCAGACGCGCGCCGGCCTCTCCGTCGCCGACATGGTCGCGCGCATGGACGCGGGCCTCGCCCGGGTCAACGCGGGCGCCAGTCCGCTCGTGGCCGCGCTCTCGGCGGGCTTCACGACCTCGGAATGGGCGCGCGGCGGCCGCGACAGCACGATGAAGGCGCAGCGGGCGCAGGAATACGGCATGAGCCGGCCGCAGCTCGTCGGCCACACGGCGCACATGCTGGCGCTCAACGAGCTCTCGATCGCGCTCGGATTCACCGAGGATGGGCTCAACGAGATCAGCTTGGAGGGCTTCCAGGAGCAGGTCGACGCGATGGTCGAGGCGCTCCAGCGCGCCGACCGCGCCGACGCGCTCGGACGGCTCTTCTCCGACGCCGAAATCCCGGTCGGCAAGAAGACGGCGGCGACGAGCCCCGGCTTCGCGGGCAGCGGCACGGGCGGCAACGCCTTCGCCGGCGTCTATCCGGACGGGACGACCCTGCCGGGCGGCTACACCCACTACTACCGCGACACGACCGCGAACCGGGCGGCGGTGGTCAAATCGGCGCGCAACCGCTTGAAGAAGTGGGCGAGCGGGCCCTTCAACCTGATCGGCTCGCAGACCTCGATCGACGCCCTCGTCGCCCTCGGCGCGCCGGACTTCGTCACGGCCGGCTCAGCGCTGGTGCGGCTCCCGGACAGCACCGCCGAGGCGCTGGTCGATCCGCTCCAGTTTGTGGGCGTCTTCGACAAGGACATCCTCGTCTGGCAGCCGCTCAACGACTTCACTGACGACGTCTACGCGCTCTTCAAGAGCTACGGCGCCTTCGCGGCCAACAACCCGCTGATCAAGCGGTATGACGCGCTGCGCGGCCGGGACGCGATCGTGCGCAGCCGCGATCTCTTCCCGCTGGCGGAAGCGGAGGCGCGCTGGAAGGGCGGCTGGAACGTCAACAACCGCGTCGGCGCGGCCCTGATCACGATCGCGGCGAGCGGCAGCTACACGCCGCCGGTCCTCAGCTACTAGGAGACGTGACCGCGTGACCGCCACCTTCGATCCGACCCTCGTCACCGCCAAGGACCGTCTGCGCGCCGCTCTGGGCGACCGCGACATGACGGCGCCCTTGCGCACGGACGAGGAGTACTGGGCGCAGCTCGCGCTCACGCCGGACGAGCGGTTGGCGACCGCGGTGATGGCCGAAGGACTGGCGGCGGAATACGCCTTCCAGCCCACGACCGTCAGCAACGAGAACGGCACGGTGAGCTGGGCGGGCCGGATCACCGCCTGGCAAGCGCTCGCGGCACGGCTCTACGCGGAGCTGAAAGCCTCGGCGGCGACGGGATTCGGCAGCGCGCGGGCGGAGCGCGCGGGCGAGATCCGCAGCGAGTACCGGCGCGACGAGCGGTTTTGGAGGCATTGGGATGGCGACTGACGACAAGGCCAAGCAGCCGACGGCCGAGGAGTTCGCGACGCTCCAGACGGCCAACGGCGATCTCGAACAGCAGGTCGCCGACTTGAAGGCGGCGCTCGACAAAGCGCAAGCGGCCGCGGACGAGGCGACCAAGCGGGCGGAGGACGCCGAGGCGCAACTGGCGGCAAAGGCGGCGGCTCCGGCGCCGGAGCGCAAGGGCGCGATCACCGCCAACGCGAAGAACGAGGTCATCACGCCTGAGGCGGAGGCCTAGGCGATGGCGACGGCGCGCTCCTACCTCACGCCCAGCGCGGCGGCGAAGGCGAACGAGGCGATGCGGAACACGATCGCCACCTTCACCCAGCTTTCGCCGACGACGCTGACGCTCGTGCGGAACGGAGCCGCGCTGCCGCCGCAGACGGTCCTGATGCGCTACCGGCAGAATCGCGCGCCGCGCCTGACGGACGCGGGCGCGGCCGAGGCGCAGCAGCAGGACGGGACCTTCACCAAGGTGCTGCCGTTCGACGTGGCCGTCGGGGACGTCTTCACGCTCGCCGGCGGGCAGCGGGGAACGATCACGATGGTTCCGCCGGCGCAGAACGAGATTCAGCGGGCGGAGTTCACCGTCGACGAGGGAACGGCATGAGCGACTCGGCCAAGCTCGTCTGGCAGATTCCGCCCCGGTCGCTGGCGCAGAAGGTCCGCGACTACTTCCGGCGGCTGATGAACGCGGTCTACGACCTGGCGACCTATTTCGCCGCCCAGATCGAGGCCTACGCGAAGCAGCATGCGCCCTGGACCGACCGCACGGGCAACGCGCGGCAGGGCTTGACCGCGCGGGCCTTCAAGGCGGGAACGGCCGTGACGATCCTGCTCTTCCACACGATGAGCTACGGGATCTGGCTTGAGGTCAAGAACGCGGGCCGCTTCGCGATCATCCTGCCGACCTTGCGGATCTTCCATCCGCAGGTGATGGCGGCGCTGCGGCAGTTGGCGAGGGGCTAGGCGATGGCGGGCACGCCCACGGCGCTCAGTCAGATCAAAGCGCGATTGACGGCGGATGGGTCGTTGACCGCGCTCCTGACCGGCGGCGTCTGGGATCGGGACCTTTCGCGGCGCGGCCCCTACGCGACGCTGGCCGCGTTCGAGGCGACGCCAGGGCAGGGGCAGAAGCCGGCGCTGGTCCTGATCGACGGGGGCGAGACGCCGGACGCCTTCTACAAGGGCGCGGTGGTCGGCCATGTCGACCTCTGGCTCTATGCGGCCAAGGACCTGACCGGGGCGAACGCGGCGCTGCTGGCGAACGCCTATGAGCTCGTCAAGGGGCTGCTCTTCGGCTGGCGCTTTCCGACCGGGAACGCGACCGGCGGCGCGGTGGAGTTCGTGGGCGACCGCCTGGGCGTCCGCGACGACCCGGCCGAACTGGGCCGGATCTTCGACAGGGCCACGGCGCGCTATTCGGCGCTGTGGCGGGTTCTGAGTTAGGAGCGAGCGATGGCGCGCAAGACGATTGACGAGCAAACCAACGAAGCGACGGAGGCGGAGACGAAGCGCGTGCTCGAGGCCGTGAGCAACGGCGACCCGATCCCAGCGGGCTTCGTCTTCGATCCGCATGGGAAGGTCCCGGTGCGCGCGTTGAAAGACGCCGACGCGCCGCTGGCGACGCCGGTCGCGGCCGCGCCGGCCGCGCCGGATCGGAGCGCCTAGGCATGGGCCTCGACGCGGCGCGGGCGCTGGAGCTGCGGGCGGCGATCGCCCGGGAGCGCGACGGCCAAGCCGTCAGCGCCGCCGGGCGCGATCCGCTCGTGGACCGGCACGGGCGCGAGCTCTTCGGCCAGATCGTCGAGCCCGATCTGACGCCGCCGGAGCTGCGCCACGTCGCGCCGCGCCGGGTGCTGCTCGAATGGATCGGGCAGCCCTCGCCCTTCGCCTCCGAGACGGTGCTGGCGCTCAAGGCGCGCGGGATGCTGACCGCGTTCCACCTGCATCTCTTGGAGCGGGCGGCGCTCAAGTGCATCGCTCGGGTGGACGGGATGACGAGCCGGACGTTGACGGCGGAGCGGGACGGCTTGACTGAAACGGTCCGCTGGGGGCCGAAACGCGGCACCTTCATCCGCGAGGTGGCGATGGTCGACGCCGAACGGATTCTCGCGAGCCCGGCCGGGCCGGAGTTTCGGATCGTCGGCAAGGAGGCGCGCGAAAGCCGCCACGACCCCGATCAGGCGTGGAAGGACGCGCTGGCGGGGTTGCGGGCGATCAGCCAGCGGCAGGGGCTTCCCTTGCCGCCGACCGACGCCGAGGCGAGCCGGATTCGGCTGCGCGTCGCGGCGGAGGAGCGGCTGGCGAAGCTGGGCCGCACCAACCAGGACGGCATCTGGCAATGAGCGCGGAGGGCGCGCGCGTCGTGCGGATTCGCTGCCACGGCGGCAAGGTCGGCGAGGCGATCAACGCGACCGGGTACTTCCGGGCCGAATGCCGCCAGAAGCGGTGCGCGGGACCCAACGGCGAACATCCGGTTCACGTCTGGGATCTGAGTAACGGCTGGCTCGTGGATGAGCCGATGCAGCAGACGCCGGAGACGGCGAGAAAGGACACCACGCCATGAGCTTTGGCGAAATCCCCCGCGGGATCGAGGACCTGGGCGTTTACCCGCTAACGGCGGACGTCGCGGGCAGCAAGGTCGACGTGCCGGGCGCGCGCTCCCTCGCCTTCAACGTCGAGAGCGACTCGGATGAGCTGCACGGCGACAATGCCGTGATCGCGATCGTGCGCAACGCGGCCAAGCTGACCGGCACGATCGAGGTCGGCCGGACGAACCTGGCCGCGCTGGCGGTCATGCTCGGCGGGACGGCCGCGACCAGCGGCTCGACCCCGAACAGCATCACCGCGCTCGACCAGAGCGCGACGGCGGGCAGCATCTATTTTCAGGCGCAGGGCCAGACCTATTCGCAGGATGCGACCGGTTCCGGCTACCGCGTCACCCTGAACAAGCTGCTCGTCACCGGCGGTCCGAACGAGACGCTGGCGGTCGATGAATGGTCGACGCCGTCGCTCGACTTTGAAGGCATCGCCATTTCGGGCGCCCTTTTGAAGCGGCAGAACTACGAGACCTACACCGCGCTGGCGTAGCGCGGACGTGACAGCACGGGAAGCGCGCTGAGCGCGGGAGGTGCGAATTGGAATCAGTCGATCTTGAGGCATTGAGCCGAGACGAGCATCCGATCATGCAGGCGGCGCGGGCGCTGGAGACCGAATCCGCGCCGCCCCGGCTCTCGGCGGCGCTGGCGAAGCAGGCGAAAGCGCAGCGGGAGCGCGGCTACGTCTTTCACTTGCGGGCGATGAACGCGACCGCGCTCGTGCGCAAGCTCTCGCTCGGCGACCAGGCGGTGCTCGGCGCGCTGCCGCAGTTCATCCAGACCAAGCTCCTGCAAGGGCTGGCGGACGTGGCGCAGACGAAGAGCGCGCTGCGGACGAACGGCGCGCTCGACACGCACCAGGCGCTGTCCAACATCGCCCGGCGCGAGGATCTGATCAACGCGACCTGCGTGGCGGGCTTCATCGATCCGCCGCTGATCCTCTCCGAGGCGCATCGCACGAGCGACGACCAGATCCTGGTCACGGACCTCGACTACGACGACCGGCTGCGCTTCTTCAACGCCTGCAACGGCGACGCCGACGAGGTGAAGGCGCTGGAGCCGTTTCTGGGACCGGCCCGCGACGCGGCTGAACCTGTGGCTGCTGGCTGATTACGCCGAAAGCCACGGCCAGCGCGAGTCCGATCTGGTGACGATGCGGGAGGCGGGCTACGCGGCGGCGACGCGGCTCGACTTCGATCTGGCGTGCCGGGCGCTCAAGCGTTGGGCGGACGAGCGCGAGAAGCGCACGAAGCTGGTGACGATCTCGGACGCGGAGCAGAAGGCGAAGCCGAAGAAGGCCGTGCCGGTCTTCAAGACGCTTGCCGAGGTGCTGGCCCTGGAGCCGGATGAGGCGCGCGCCGTGGCCCGCGAGACCGGACTGGATGACGAGGCGATGGACGATCTGGCCGACGAGCTGCTCGGCTATCTGAGCGCCGGGAGGGACCGCGAATGAGCGCATTCACCGGCGCGATGCTCGGCAACGCCGTCGGCCAGATCGTCATCGGGACGGGCGATTCCGAGAAGAACATTCAGGCGCTCGGGAACGCGATCGACGGGCTCGACGCCAAGACCTCCAAATTTGGCCAAGCCTCCAACATCGGCAAAGCCTTCGCCGGAATCGGCGCGGCGATTCTGGGCGGCATGGGGGTCGCGCTCAACACCGCCGCGAATTTCGAGCAGCGCATGAGCGCCGTCCAAGCCGTGACGAGCGCGACTGGCAAGGAATTCGACGATCTCCGCGACAAGGCGCTCCAGCTCGGCAAGGACACGCAGTTCTCGGCGACCGAAGCCGCGAGCGCGCTGGAAGAGCTGGCGAAGGCGGGCGTCTCGACCAAGGATATCCTGAGCGGCGCGGCCGATGGGGCCGTGGCGCTGGCGGCGGCGGCCGACACCGACCTTCCCACTGCCGCGACGATCATCGCGAACACGTTGAATCAATTTCAGTTGGGCGGGGAGCAAGCAACCCACATCGCGGATCTGCTCGCCGCCGCCGCCAACAAGACCGCGACCGATGTCACCGAAATGGGCACGCAGCTCTCCTACGCGGCGGGCCAGGCGCACTCGCTCAATATCTCGGCCGAGGACACCGTCGCGGCGCTGGCGGCGCTCGCCGATCAGGGCTTGAAGATGAAGTCGGGCGCGGGCTTGAGCCAGATGCTGGTCAGCCTGGCCGCGCCGACCGATTCGGCCAAGACCGAGCTCGACGCGCTCGGCATCTCCGTCTTCGACGCGCAGGGCAAGTTCGTCGGCTTCACCAGCATCATCGAGCAATTCGCCGCCGCGACCAAGGGGATGAGCGACGAGCAGAAGCAGGCCGCGCTCAACACCATCTTCACCGCCAACGGCGCCCGCACGATGATCGCTTTGCTCAACACCGAGACCGACGCGGCCAAGAAGAGCGGCAAGAGCTGGGAGGACTACCAGAAGGGGGTCAACGACGCGGGCGCGGCCGCCGACGCCGCGAAAGTCCGCATGGACAACTTCCGGGGCTCGCTCGAGCAGCTGCGCGGCTCGGTGGAAACCGTGCTGATCCGGGTCGGCGACGTCTTTTTGCCCTCGGCGCGCACGCTTGTCGACGGCGCGACCGCGATCGCGAACGCGGTGCTTGGGCTGCCCAATCCCGTCGTCAAGGCGGCGGCGGCGATTCTTGGGTTGTCCGGCGCGGTCGCGTCGTTGGTGGGCGGCTACATTCTCTTGGAGCCGAAGATCGCGCGCTTCGTCAAGACCTTCAACGAGGTGAAGCCCGCGCTGCTTGGCCTGCTCGGGCCGGCGGCGGCGGTCGCGGCGGCGCTGGCGCTGCTCGGCGCGGCCTATGAAACCAATTTCGGCGGGCTGCGGGACTTCAGCGACCGCATCGTCGGCGATCTCAAAGCCAAGCTCGGCAAGATCGGCGGCATTCTGGGCGAGGCGTCGCGCGGGATCGGGCAACTCCTCAATTTCCGGCACGGCAACATGTCGGGCGTCACCCAGCAGATTCTCGGCATCGCCGCGTCGTTCCAACGACTCGGCATCGGACAGCAGGGCGCGTTCCAGATGGCGTTCGCGCTGGACCGGCTGCGCTTGCCGATCGTGCGGCTGCAAAACGACGCCCAGGCCATGTCCAAAGTCGTCGGCGCCTTCTTCGACGTGCTCAACGGGGGCGCGTCCAAGAAGGCGATGAAGGAGTTCCGCAGGCAAGCGACCCTGCTCTTCGGCAAGGACATCGGCAAGCGCTTCGTCAAGGCGACGGATCAGCTTCATGATTCGCTGCGCCGGCTCAGCGCGGCCTTCAAGGAGGCGACCGGCTTCGATGCCGGGAAGCTCTTCACCATCCCGGGCGCGTTCGACGCGATCTCCAAAGCGGCCGAAACCGTCTTTCGTTGGATCGACGCCAAGCTCTTGCCGGAGATCGGCCGCATCCTGGTTGGCGCGCTCGACGTGGCCGCCGCCGCCGCCGATTTCCTGGCGAAGCACATGGACACGATCGTCGCCGCGATGGATGGCGCCGGGCGAGCGATCGGCATCGTCGCCGGGGTCATCGCGGATGATCTGGTCGGCGCGTTCCGCATCGTCGGCGATCTGGCGCGCGGCGATTTTTCGCAGGCGTGGGCCGACTTCAAGGCCAACATCAAGAACACCTTCACCGGGGCCGTTGAGCTGGGCAAGATCGGCTTGAGCGTGGCGGGATGGTCCGTCAACGCGGCGGAGAACGTCTACGACAAGGTCAAGACATGGGTCTTCCAAGCGCTCGGCGGCAGCCAGGCGAGCGACGGCACCGGCAGCGCCAGCGCGCCCGGCTTTGGCGTGGGCAGCAACACCGCCATTCCGATCGGCACAGTGGCCGTCATGGTCGGCAAGTGGCTGGTCGGCGAAGTGGGCGAGGCGGCGGGCGGCGTCTGGCAGGCGATCACGGACTTCGTGCTGGGCAGCGGCGGCGGGGCGACCGGCGGCGCGACGGACCGGACCGGGCGACGGATCGGCGGCGGCGGCAACCGCGAGATCCCGCTGCCCAGCGTGCCGATCCGCGTGGGCAAGTGGCTGATCTCCGAAGGGGAGTCGCTGGCGGCGGATGTGGTCGCGTTCGCCGTCGGCGCCTGGAACGCGGCCAAGAAAACGGCGCTCACCCTCGGCGACTACGCGATCTCCATCGGGAGTTGGCTCATCTCCGAAGGCGTCTCCCTGGCGGGCGCGGTGGTCGAGAAGGTCGTCAGCTGGTGGGATGACATCGTCAAGGGCGCGGTCACGCTCGGCGACTACGCGATCACGATTGGCTCCTGGCTGATCTCAGAAGGGGCGTCGCTGGCGGGCAAGGTCGTTGATTTTCTGGCGGGCATTTGGCCCGCGATCGCGAAAGCCGGCTCGACCCTTGGCGATTACGTCGTGCAGCTCGGCTCCTGGATCGTGCGGCAGGCGGAGGGCGCGGATCTCGGCGCGAAGGTGCACGACTTCCTGCACGACATCCTCGACGGCCGCAATTACGTCTTCAAGAACTACACGATCACGGTCGGCTTGCCGGACGCAAAGGATGTCACCGTCTCGTTCGGCATCGGCGATCTGCTCACGCTCGCGTTCGACGCCTTGCTGCGCGGCTCGACGCCGGGCGGGCTGAACACCGCGACGCCGGAGCAAGGCGACAAGGCGAACCAGATTGGTCAGCGGATCGGCCGAGCGGTTGGCGGCGCGGTTATCGACGGCCTTGTTGGCGGGATCAAATTTATCTTTCAAAGCATGGGAGGCCCACATGCCAGCAACGCGGGCAAGACGAACATTCTGGCCGATTTGCTCGTCGGCGTCGTCGAAGGCATGTGGGGCGAGGCGGGCGACATCGCGGATCGGATCATCGCGAACGCGGAAACGAAATTCAAGACGATCAATGATCGCTTCGTGAAGTGGTTCGATGGGCTGCCCGGCCGCATCTGGAACGCCATCATCCAGCCCTTCACGCTCAGCCGTCAGGGCCGGGCGACGGACACGCCCGACCTCTTCGATCTTGTCGCGGGACTCATCAACATTGCGGGCGATCCGAGCACGATCACCGGCAAGCTTGACCAGTGGTGGAGCGGCGTCAGCGGCGCGATCTCCGGCTGGTGGAGCGGCATCGGCGGCAAGCTTGCCGACATCTTTTCGTCCGGCACGCCGGGCGCCGCGACCGGCGCTGGTTTCGCGCTGCCTGGCGCCGGCCAGGGCTCCATTTGGCAAGGGCTCATCGACGCGCTCACGCCCGATCTCTCCGGCATCGGCTTCCCCAAATTGCCGGATTGGCTCGGCAATCCAATGGAGGATATTCCCGGCCTGAACAGCCTCATCACCGGGCTCGGAACGGCGCGCGACAAGATTCAGGCGCTCTGGGACGACATCTTTCACATCAACGACACCGAGGGCGGGCATTCGTCGGCAGGCTTGCTGCCCGGCGGCAAGGGGAGCCTCAGCAATATCCCGGGCTACGGCGGCCAGCCCTCGCCGCTGCCAACGAGCGCGCCGGCGGTTCCAGTTCCGACGCCGGTGCAGCCGAATGTCACCGTCGAGCCGCCGACGGGAACGCCGACGCCGGACAAGCTCGTGAGCGATTGGGTGACGGGCCAGACAAAGGACATTCCGCCGGTCACGGTGACGGTGCCGCTCGTCTACAAGTTCGAGCAGGCCGCGTCCGGCGGCGCGCTCGGCCGCAACGGCGCGGAGCCCGGCACGACGCCGCAAGCGCCGACCGTGACCGCGACCTTTCTCGCGGACGACGCGGACGTCGCCAAGAAATTCACGGATGTGATGACGTGGGCGGGCATCTGGGCCGCGCAAAAGCCGGTCGCCCTCTTTGGCGCGAACAACGCCGCCGCCGCCGTCGCCTTCACGGATGTGATGGGCTGGGGCAACATTTGGGGCGGCTCGAAGTTCACGGCGACCTTCGCGGCGAACAACGGCCCGGCCGCGACGGCCTATACTGATGCGTTCCGCTGGGGCGACGCCTGGGATCGCGCCGTCTTCACCGCGTCATTCTCCGTCGACGTCTCCGGCCTGCTCTACGCCTCGGCGGTGGCCGACTCGGTCGCGGCCCATATCGCCGCCGTGATGCCGCACAGCCCGGCCAAGGAGGGTCCGCTGCATCGGCCGATCACCTTCGACTACATCGCCGACAATATGGCCGCGACCGCGAAGCGGCTGCGGATGTACGCCAACGCCAGCGCCAACGTGCTCGCCGACGCCTTCGGAACGTCGCCCAACGTCGCGGGCCAATTCGCGGCCGCGCAAGTCAACACGGGCGCTGGAGCTGCGGGCGGCGCCACGATCATCAATCAACAGAACTTCACGGCGCTGCACTCGGACGAATTCGTGGCGCTGCTGCAAAAAGCGGAGCAGGGCGGCGCGGCGCACGCCTTCATCAACAACAAGTATGGGCGGAAATAGAGCCGCCGCGAGCGCGGATTCGCCCAGCGTTCAGAGCGCCCGTCCGAGCGGAAGAGCGACGGTCGTGCCTTGAACTTCAAGCGTGAAGCTGGTCGCATCTTTCGCCACGTCGTACACCATGATTTGCGCGTAGGCGAGTCCAGGCTGGAACGGATTGGCATAGAGATCAAGATTGAGCGTCATCAACATGGTGGCGTCGTCGTCATACGAAAACGTGCGCCCCTTTTGATCGCGGAGCATCCATTTGTACTCGCCGAACCCGTGGCTTGGCTCATTGCCAAGGTTCGTGACGATGTAATGGATTGCGACGAAGCGTCCTCTGGGAATGAGCGTCGTGTCCGCATGCCGGGCGTGAAGCTGATCAGCAAGCTGCCAGAACGACTGAATTTCGACGTGAAAGTTCGTGTTGCTGAAGTCCGCATCATAAAAATCGAACTCCATTGATGGCCCCGCTGGCGTGCCGGCTGGAGCGTTCGCGATTACTGTCAAGGTCGCTTGGAGATTCGCGATCTGCGTTTGGATCGCGTCGACGTTCGGCTGGCTCCCCTGTGCGGCGACGAGAAATGGAGCCACGAACAAAGCGGTCAACATAAGCGCGACGATCCGAGTTCGCATGACGCTTCCTCTCCATATGGACGTTCCGTCGGCCGCGATTGTAACGCCGCCATGGGAACGCCCGTGATAAACTCATTGTCATAACCGAAAGGCGTCTGGAAAGCCGCCGGGACTGGATGAAGCGTCTGCGAAGCCGCTGCCTCCGCCCGGCGGCTGTTTTGTTTAAGGCGGTTCATGGGCACGATCGGCTACAAACCCACGGGCGGGACGCCGGACTTCCTGCGGCTCGACCAGGGCAATCCGGCCAACTACCGCGCCTACAAGCCCGATCCGGCGATCGAGAACGGCTGGGCGACCACGCTCTCGGCGCGGATCGGCAAGCTCACCGCGACCGCGCCGGAATGCCGCCTGATCGTCTTCACGCCCCATTCGGACCCGCGCGAGATCGAACAGCAGACCGCCAGCTTCTTTCCCAACGTGCTCATGACCGACGGCTCGGGCGGCTCGCTCTGGACCCTCGACCTGCCCGCCACCTTCAAGATTTTCTCGGGCGACAGCTTCGAGCTCGGCGCGATCGCGATGAGTCCCGGCGCCGGCCTCGGCATGATTCAGGCCGCGATCCTCCAGGGCGAAGGCAACGACACCTTCTGGAGCCGCGACGACGGCGCGATGCCGCCCGCCGATCCGATGGGGTGGACCTCCTCCAGCTTCGAGGGCTGGATGGCGATCTATCTCAGCTACGACAAGAACCTGGCGCCGAACACGCCGACCGGGCAGAAGCTGAACGGCATCGCGGGCAACAACCTCGTTTCGCCGACCTTCACGCCGACCTTCGAGTGGGACTTCAGCGATCCGAACGAAACGCTCTCCAACGGCCTCAGCGCGGACTACCTGAACAAGGTGGAAATCCTCGTCACGCGCGCCTCGGACGGCGCGACGATGTGGAGCCTCTCCGACGTCGGCACGAGCGCCGAGCGCAGCGCCCGCCACATCACCCGAACCTATGCGGGGAGCGCGCTCTCCTCCAGCGACATCTACCAGTGGCAGGGACGCCACTCCGACCGCATGGGGCTTTTCTCCGACTGGAGCGCGCCGCTGACGTTCACGGTCGGCGCGGGTCAGGTCGTTGTCACTGGAACCGGGCTCGGCACGCCGGCCGGCAAGCAGGAGACCAACACGCCCGGCCCCTTCGTCGCGAAATGGACGCATTCGGGCGGGCTCTCAACCACAGCCGTGCAGATCCAACTGCTCGACGCGACGAACAACCCGATCAGCGGCTACGTTTCCGGCGACATCCCAAAGGTCGTCGCCAACAACGGCACGATCTCCGTCGCCTGGGCCGATCCGGGCGCGGCGAACGCCGCCTGGTTCGCGAGCCCCCTCAACTGGGGCGGCGTCTATGCCTGGCAGATGCGCGGCAAGGCCTCGGACGGCAACTACTCGGGCTGGAGCGCGCCGGTCGCCTTCACCACGGACGAAGCGCCGAGCGTGCCGACGCAGCTCACGCCGGACGGCGTCGCGATCACGACGCGGCCGACGCTCTCCTGCAAATCGTCCGACGTCGACGACACCGTCGCGACCGGCCTCGTGGTCAAGGCGGAAATCTTCAACGCGAGCAACACGCTGCTCGGAACCTACGCGATGAGCCTGCGCGGCGGCACGACCGACACGTGGGATCTCGTCACCACGTCAACGCATCTGCCGAGCCTGCAAGCCTATTCATGGCGGGCCTACGCCGGCGACGGGACGCTCTGGAGCGGGCGGCAAACGGCCGAGGCGAGCGCGGTCCGCTCGGCGACGGCGCAATTCACCTACGCCGCCGGACCGAGTTTGTCGATCACCACGCCCACGGACGGATCGACGATCGCGACCGCTACGCCCGTGCTCGCGTGGACGGCGGCGACGCAGGCGGCCTACCAGGTGCGCGTCTACGACGCGACCGGGGGCGCGAAGCTCTTCGACACGGGCCAGGTCGTCTCGACGACGACGACCTTCACCGTGCCCGCCGGGATCATCGACACCGTCGGCGCCGTCTACCGCCTGCAGGTCGACATCTGGGACGCGAGCGCGCTCCAGAACTCGGCGAGCGTGACCGTGACCTTCTCGATCACGCAGCCGAGCGCGCCGGCGGGCTGGCTCCTGGCGCCCGTGACGCTGGAAGGCGACGACGTCGCGGCGGGGGAGGCGAGCGCGGTGCTCATCTCCTTCGAGCCGAGCAGCGATCCCAATTTCCTCTACTACCTGATTCAGCGTCAGCCCGCGTCCGGCGCGCCGCAGCAGCCGTGGGAAGCCGCGCGCTCGACGCCATGGGTCAAGATCTTTCGCGAGTACGACCGCAACACGACGCGCTTCATCGACTACTCGCCCGCCTCCGGCGTCGCTTATCAGTACCGCGTGACCCAGTTCACGCAGGTCGGTTCGACCACGCTCAATTCGCCCTACCAGCTCGGCGAGATCATGGTGACCTTTTCGGCCACGATCCTCTACGACGTGACCGACCCGGAAGGAACGCGGGTGGTGCTGCCCTACCGCGGCACGCGGGTTGCGCCGCGCCGCCGCGATCTCCAGTTCATCAAGCCGTGGGGGCGGCAACTGCCGACCGCGCTGCGCTCCGATCTCTGGTACCCGGAGGTGACGGCCTCCTATCCCGTCACGGGCCTGACCCAGGATCAGGTCAACGCCGTCTTCCATCAGCTCGACGTCATGGACGCCTTCGGCGCGGACGTCTGCTTCCGCGACGGCCGCGGCTTCCGCGCCTTCGGCAACCTCTCCGACAACCAGCCGACCGATCCGGAAGGCGGCAAGACGCGCTCGGTGACGCTGACCTTCACGCCGACCGACTACGTTGAGGACGTCTGAGCGATGGCGCGCGGCGGGTCGATCACGGTCAGGGGCGAGCTCTTCGTCTCCTCGCACAACAACCAAGTGACCGCGACCAAGATTCGCGGCCTCACGAGCGGCCTCGTCACGATCTCGGAGGCGGACGCCGCGCCGTCGACCTTCACCTTCTCGGCCAATTCGCGCATCCGCACGGGCGGCGACGTCAGCGCGCTCGATCTCGCGCCCTACGAGACCTTCCTCGCGCCCTTCCTGACGCTCTCCTGGCGCGATCCGTCGCAGGCGGGCGGGGTAATGACGGTTCGACGACAGCTCGGCGTCTACATTCTCCTGCCGCCGACGAAAGAGGCGTTCGCCGATTGGAGCGTGGGCACGTTCCAGTGCAAGGATCTCTGCTGGCTGCTCGATCAGGACTCCTTCGCCGGGACCTACACGGTGACGGCGGGGACGCGCTACGTCGACGCGGTCGCGACGATCCTGTCCAACGGCGGCATGAGCCGGACCAACATCGCCTATTCAAGCCGGACGCTCTCGAAAACGCGCTCCTGGGACCCAGGGACGTCGCGCCTGACGATCATCAACGATCTGCTGGCGTCGCTCGGCTACTGGCCGCTCTGGGCCGATTGGGACGGGCGCCTCACCTCGCGCAAGATCGACGCGGCCAACAAGCTTCAGCCGGTCGTCTCGTTTTCGACCGCGAACGGCGACATTCTCGACTCGATCACCTTCGACCCGGACCTCTCGCTCGTGGCGAACCGCGTCGTCGTGGTCGGCTCGAGCCCAACCAGCAACGCCAACGCGGCGCCGGTCAAGGCGGTCCGCAATAACACCCGCGCCGACTCGCCGACGTCGCAAGTGGTGCTCGGCATTCCCGGGCGCGGCCTGATCCTCAGCCGGATCATCGAAGACTCCCGGATCACGACCCAAAGCGCGGCCGACGATCTGGCTGACGCGGAGCTGGCGAAGGCGACGAGCGTGCTCGTGCGGATGGGCTTGAAGCTGCGGCCCAATCCCCTGATCGAATTCCGCCAGCCGGTGACGCTCGACATTCGCCAGGAGGATGGGACCGCGCTCGCCGACGGCAAGTGGCGCTGGGACGAGCTGCAGATTGGCTTCACGCCGAGCGACGGCGCGATGGCGCTGCGGGTCAACAAGCTGCTGCCGTATGGGGAGGCGATTTGATGGACGCTTCGATGCTCGTGACGACGCCGACCGCCCTGCCCTCGCCGAGCGACGCCCGTCGCGCCGATCAGCAGGCGCTGCGCGACGCGGCCGCGCTCGCTTCCGCCGCGACGATGTACGTCAATGCCGTCAGCGGCGGGCTGGCGCAATTGACGACGCTGAACGGCGATCTGATTGACGAGTGGGTGGCGGTGGCGACGAACACGGCGCTCGCGCCCGGCGACCTCGTGCTGGTCGCGCCGCAGATCGGGCCGCGCGGCGATCTTTCGCGGATCGTGGTCGACCGGGTGCTGACCGATCCGCCGCCCGCGGCTGTTGCGTTCGTCAGCCCGCTTAGCCTCGCCAGTCTCGATCCCTCCGGCGGCACGGATGGGCAAGTCGTGACGCTCGTGGACGATGAACTGGCGCTGGCGACCGCGCCCATGACGACGGATCGGATCGTGGTCGATCACGTCACCGCCGACGCCTCCGACACGACCAGCACGGCGGCGATCTCCACCTTCCAGCAAGCCTATAGCCGCTCCGTGACCTTGCCCGCCGGAACGTGGACCATCTACGCGACCGGCTGGCTGATGCTCAAGAACAGCGCGGGCAACAACGCGCAGCTTCGCATTCAGGTCGACGGCACGCCGGGCGGCACGCGCACCGTCCCGACCGTCTCCGGCTCCTATCAGACCGCGATGTGCCATTGCCCGCTCGCCTCCGTCGCCGGCGGCCGTTCGGTCACGGTCCTCATGGAGTTCCACGGGGTGACGAGCGGCACGACCAGCGCCGCGAATCCCGCCATGCTGACCATCGCCCAAAGGACCGCCTAGCCATGCCGACCTACACGCTCAACCTCCCCAACGTGACCGATCCGGCCCGCGTCGACGCCTGGCTGACGGCGCATGGCTACACGCTGATCGACGGGTCGAGCATCACGGCGGATGGCGTCGTGGTCAACGTCGACCGCGATCCGAGCGCCGACGCGGCGGCCTATCAGGACCAGCCGACGCCGGATGAGCAAGCCGCGTCGCAAGCCTGGACGGTCCTCACGGCCTACGTCGCGGCGATGAAGAAAGTCGCGCCCGCCAATCGCACGCCCGAGCAAAAGGTGTTGATCGCGTTGCTCAGGGTGCTGGCGAACATGCAGGACGCGACATGACCTCGATGGATTGGCGGCTGCACTCGCCCAAGACGCTGGAAGGCGTCCGAAAGGCAGGCGGACCTTGAATGGAGGATTGGAAGAGCTGGATCGCGCATTGGCCGTGGCTCTCGCCTGTCTTGCTGGGGCCGCTGGGCTGGATTGGACGGCGGAAGGGCATCCATCCCTGGCAGGCATTGGTCCGCCAGGGACGCTTGCTCAAAGAGTTGGAGTCCTGCAGACAGGACCTCGCCACGTGCGAGGAGTCACGACGAAACGAACAACACGCCACCCGCTACGCGATGGTCGCGCTCAAAGAGATCACGCAGGCGGCGGCGATGGTGAAGGAGGCGGCGAGCGAGGGCCGCTTGACGACATCCGCGACCTCGCCGACCGAGCGCGAGAACTCGCCATCGCGCTCTACAAGATCGCGGCGGACGCGAAAGTCCCCGCTCGATCTCCCTTGACGTTGACTCCAGAGCGCCTGAAGGCGCCACGCGAAAGTCAGGCTGACGATGAACCGACACGTTGAGGGAGGGATTCGCTGGGGGCTGCCGTTGCTCTTGACGGCGGGCACCGTCTACGCCGTCTACCGCGTCTTCGTGCATGTCCAGTTCTCGGAGCGCGACAACGGATGGACGCTGGCGGGGATGGGCGCCTGCTACCTGATCGCGGCGGCGTTTGTCGTCGGCTTCACCCGGCGCTGGGAGATGCGCTCCCTCGGCCAGGTGGTGACCTATCTCGCTGACGCGGGACTCTACCTCGGCCTGGGCTTGGCGGCGACCGGCCATCGCCACCCGTTCACCCTGCGCGATCAAAACGTGGTCCGCGCCGGGTTTCTCGTAGGCGGTCCGTTTCTCGTGTTGGGGCTGCTTTGGTGGGCGGCGTGCCTCGCTCGTGATTGGCGCGCTCGACGAAAGGAGCCGGCATGAGCCGCGACGGCTGGATCGTCCTTGTCATTTTGCTGCTGCTCGCGGTGTTTTTGCTCGGGAGGCTGCCGTGAATCTCGTTCACAACGCCCGGGGGATTCGGCTCTACGTCGTGCTGATTCAGGCGGCGACCGTCACGCCGCCGGAGCCGGTCAAACCAGAAGGGAAGAAGCCATGAGCTGGCCGCTCTTCATCATCGACGACTTGAAAGAGAAAGAGCGGCGCTGGGAGCCGGGCGCAACGTGGTTCATCGAGGCATATGGGCCGGGCGGGGAGCATCACGACTATTTCATCGCGCATCTCGCGTCTGATGAATACAAGCGCGACTGGGCCGATAAGCGTCCGCCCATCTGCATCTGTCTCCCTCAGAACGCCTGGTGGGTTATCGACCAGAAAGCCAGCAACGGCGGCGCAAGCGGATGGACGATCGCCGGTGAAGCACCCAGCCTCACGGCGAGTCCCAGCATCAACGTGGAAGGGATTTATCACGGCTGGTTGCGTGACGGCGTGCTCACGGACGACGTCGAAGGACGGCGCTTCCCATGAGCGGTCAGAACTGGCGGTCCTACGGCGATGCCTTCTACGCCCAATGGGAGGCGGCATTCCCCGCCGATTCGGCGATCCGCACGGCGAACGAGATCGCCGCCTGCTTCGATGCCGCCAAGCCGCATACCCGCCTCTGCGCCGGGATGCTCGCCGCCGAAAGCTCCTTCGCGAGCCGCTTCAACGCCGATTCCGCGTCCAACAAGAACGCGCTGAACCTCCGCCCACGCGGCGGCAAGCCCGGCTTCATGACCTTCGCGACCTGGGCCGATGGCGTGAAGGAGTGGAAGGCGCGGATCACCGATCCGACCTACGCCTACGCCGACACGATCTCGCTCACCGATCTCGTCTCGATCTACGCGCCCTCGGAGGATTCCAACGCCGTCCCGGTCTACGTCTCGATCGTCAATCACTGGTTAGCTCAGCTCAGCCCGGCGCCATCGCCGGAGAAGGATTCAACCATGGCCTACGCGCCGCTTCCGGTTCACAAGTTCATCATCCCGGCCAGTCTGCCCAATCGGCCGGGCGGCAAGCTCGACCTTTCGCGCGGCCCGCTGCACGTCACCATCCACGAAACCGCCAATTACGGCGCGGGCGCGACGGCCAAGTTTCACGCGCAAGTGTGGCAGCAAAGCCCGGACGCGATCGGCAAGCAGGTTGCGGTCCATCTTTACGTCGGCGAGGACGCGATCTATCAATGCCTGCCGCTCGATGAGATCGGCTGGCACGCGGGCGACGGCTGCAACGACCCCGCCACGGACGTCGGCTGCTTTCGCTCAGTCGCGATCGAAAAGGACGTGTCGGCGGGCACGAACCCAACGCTCGTCAACACCAATCTCGCCATCTGCATGAGCATGATCGCGGCGGGCGATCCCGCCTTCGATTGGGGATCGGGCGCGACCAAGGGCAAGTTCGACACGGAGCATTACGACCAGCACATCTGGGTCAGTCAGGAGACGCCGCCGCACGATTGTCCCTACGACATTCGCCATGACGTGCACCCGCCGATGGACTGGGCCTGGCTGATGAACCAGGTGGACCACTACTACCCGCTCGAAGTCGCCTATCTCAAGGGCATCACGCCCGCGCCGGAACCAAAGCCGACGCCCAAGCCGAAGCCGACGCCCGATCTTTCGAAGTTGCCCGTGCCGGGGATTCCGCTGCCCAAAGGCGTGACGACGGCGTACCTCAAGCGACGCTTCGCGGGATCGGATGCCGGCGTCGTCACCGTGGACGGCAAGCAGTACGCCTTTGATCCGAACGACCCGCTTTCCCGCGCCTGGCTGCGCAAGTGCCTCGCGAGCATCCCGTCCGGCAAGGGCTATGAGGAGGGCCAATTCCCCGCGCTCACCGGCGCGGTCAAGCGGGCGGGCACGAACGACAACAAGCCCGGCGAGGATTTCTTGTTTTCGAACGGCTGGACCGTGCCGGTCTACGACCAGGGCGGCGGCAAGTAACAGAAAGGCGAACCATCATGCCCGATTCCATGCGCCGCTCGTTGCGGACGCTCTTCCAGGTGGTGTTAGGTCAAATCGCGGCGGGCGGATTGACGACAATTTGGAACGACTATCTGAGCCGCCATCACGTTGACCCGACCGTGACGCTCATTGTCGGCTTCATCCTCGCGGCGCTGATTTCCTACGCCCAGAACGAATTGGAAGACCGCGGCGCGATCCCAAGCGTCTTGAAGGCGCAGGCATCAAGCGGAGCTGAGCCCGTGACCCGCGATCCCGCCACGTAGAGCCGCCGTCCCGCCCGCGCATGGCTCCGGCATCGTTCGCGGGATTATCGGCGCGCTCCGGCCCGTTTTGGCGCGCTGGGAACGTTCTGGCATTGACGCGGCTGGTAAAGTGGGGGCAATCCGGCGCGACCGGAGGGAGGGCGTGGGAACGCCCGAGGCGGCGAGCTTGCGTAAGACCGGGCTGGATGCGTCCGAACGGCAGCGTAAGGGTCTGAGCGGTAGCCGACCGGCGATCGCCGCCGATGCCAACCTAGCTCAGTCGGTAGAGCGGCTGTTTCGTAAACAGCGGACGTGCGTTCAAATCGCGCGGTTGGCTCCAATGGTATTGAACAATTGAATCGTGGTACAATACCCGTATGATTGCTGACGCTGAGGCGCGCAGAGCGTATTACCGCGAATACAACAAGCAATGGCACGCGAAGCACGCAAAGCGACGGTCTGCTGAGCAGTACCGCCGCAATATGATTATTGCGAAGTGGTTCTATGAAGAAATCAAGCCGCGGTATCCATGCGAGCATTGTGGAGAGTCCGATCCAATTGTGATCGACTTCCATCATAAAGACCGTTCAGCGAAGCGGTCGGAAGTCGCTCAAATGGCCCGTCAAGGTTTCAGTCGTGCGACCGTTCTGGCTGAAATCGAGAAGTGTCAGGCTCTGTGCGCGAACTGCCATCGTAGGGAAGAGCACCGGCTAAAACAGCAGCGCATGGCTGAAACTGGCGAGTCGGAATTTCTCGTCGAAGACTGATCTAGTCAGAGGTTCGAGCCCTCTGGTTGGCTCCGAGGACGAACAACCGATAAGGTGCCAGCAGCGCGCGGACCGCTGGCCTCGAACGTCCGCCTCAACATGTGGGACCTGCGAGAGGCCCTATCCAAACGAACGAGACGGCCCGGCGATCATGCCGGGCCGTCTCGTTCAGTCCCATTTCATCGCGGCAGCCTCACCACGGCACGTCATCGAACGCCGCCTCGTACCACGGCTCGGCCTCGGCCCGCTCGAACACGTCCAGATGTACGCCGGTCCGCAAGCGGTTCGCCGCCTCGCAGCCCGCGCAAAAGACGAACGCCGGGCCGTCGCTGATCGGCTCGCCGCAGTCCCGGCAGGCGGGCATCGTCGCCGGGTCGATCTCCGTCACGTCCTCGAACTCCCAATCCATCGGGTCGTCCTCGCTGCCAAACGCGCTGAGGGCCATCACATGCCTCCGGCTTTGCAGCGCTCGAACGCCGCCAGGAGCGCCGCCGCGGGCGTCGCGCCATTCGCGCCGATCGGGTTGGGGTAGGCGGTGCTGATCTCCGCGTAGCAGCTTCGGCCCGGCGTCTCGTTCGGTCGCCAGCGCACCATCACCGCGCACCGGTCGCCGAAGTGCGTCCGCACCGCGGCAAGCGCGTCCTCAAACGTCGGTTCGCGCTTCGTCGCCTTGTTCGCCATCGTTCTCGCTCCCTTCGTCCTACGCCGCCGCTCGGCGGTTGTTCAGCTCTGCCCGGCACTCGCCGATGATCGTGCGGTGATTGAGCGTCAGCCGCCAGTCCATGCGCGGATCGCTCAGCTCCTCGGCCAGTTGCGTCATCCACGCCGCCAGCTCCCGGTCGGAGAGGCCCGCGATCGTCTTCGCCCGATCCGCCGCCCGCTCCGCTTCGATCGCCGCCGCCGTCCGCATCCGCTTCGCCATGTGAGGGTCTCCTGTCTGCTCAATCCGTCTCATCTAACTACATGTATTGTAACCGAATAGCGGGGAATGTCAACATCTAATCGCGCCCAATCTCATCTAATGTGATAGAGTGCGCGGCGAGGAGGCACCATGATGGAAGGCGGGGAGTATATGACGATGCGCGAGGCGCAAGCAGCCCTCGGCGTCTCGAATCACACGATCTGGCGGATGGTCAAAGATGGGCGCTTGACGGTCTATACGACCGACATCGACCGGCGCAAGAAGCTGGTCAAACGCGCCGACGTGGAACGGTTGAAGAAGGTCAGGCCGGCAAGCGAGGCAACGCCGTAAAATCTCCGCGCCGCCTGACGCGCGTGGCGACCTGCGAACCGCGGCGCGCGTTCAGGCACAAGATGACGAACGGCCCGGAAGAATTCTTCCGGGCCGTTCGTCATCTTGTGCCGGTCTGCTCGAAGCTAGGCGTATTTCGGATCTTCGTGGCTCGCGACGATC